AATCGGGTAATATTTCCATCCGGAAATTATGCCCATTAAATGTAAGAATATGGCAAGTGGAGATATTCAAGAAGACCAGATGACTATAACCAATACAGTGGATTATCTGAGAGGGCTAAAGGGTAAGGACAGCGTGTTGGTTAGTCCAGTCGAATTATTAGGCCTCGTGTTTCAGGGAAAAGGCAATGTATCTTCCAATATCGATAATTATACAAAAACCGGATTTTATGGAATGAACGATTCCGTATATAAAACTGGAGTGATTAGTTATGGAATGTTGCTTGTATTTAGTGGAGTGAATGTTGCAGAAGCAGCTGGAGGAAATCCTATTGTGCAAATTGCCATTAATGGGTATCACCCAGCCGTAGCAATGAAGGTACGGGTACGTTGGGAAAGTACTTGGAGCGAATGGAAGTCAATTACGCTTACCTAATCTGACGGTTTCATTGCACCCTTCTATTTCTCTGCCATACTATTGCCCATTAAACGTACAAGGTATGGCAGAGAAGCAGGATATTAAAATGAATCAGTTCCAGACAGTAAGTGGTGCACCGTATGTATATGTGGAACTGGCAGATGGTAGTCAGGGGAAGATTAAGAAGAGCAATTTGTTGAGTGAAATGTTTCAATATAGAGGAGACGTTTCCGAAAATTATGACAATTTCATAGAGAATGGAATTTACCAGATATATTACGGTTCAAATGTAACGAATGCTCCAGATGGTATATCCTTTGGCTTCCTATTGGTATTTAAAACCGAATTCTATTTGGCTCAAATTGCCTTAGAAGTACGTCCCGGCAACATGGCGGTGAAGTTGAGAACCAATTCAGGATCTGCATGGTCTGGATGGAAGTCAGTAACTCTTACCTAATCTAATATCAGGAATTCTTGTCAGTCAGCTTCCTATATTGCTGACTGACAAGAATTATAAAAAAGTAGAATGAATAAATAGCTTTATTATAGGTAATTTATATTCGCCTCCAATCTGTATAATTGATAAAAGACGTTGTTCCACTTCCTTCTCTAATATATGTCCTTCCACCACCGCTTACCATCTGAAAGATAAATTGGCTACCACTGACATCTCCTTTAGATGCACGCTGCACATGAATACAGATACCATATTCTATCGGTGAATTCATGGTAAGAGCAATATGTAAAATGCTTAGTCCCGTATTACAAATTTTGTAAGCTTCATTTAAATCGTTTAAAACGGTGATTCCAATTTCCTTAATAGACAGTAATGCACTTAATGAGGGAAGCTCCATCTTAGCTTGCCCACTATCTGTTTTTTCCCCATACACATACTTCATACTTGTGACTACCGGAAACTGGTTCATCGGTATATCTTGTTTCTCTGCCATAATCTCACGTTTAATGGGCATAATTTCCGGATGGAAATATTACCCGATTTAACATTTTAATAATTAACTCGTTTTGTAAATTATAAATCAAATTTTTCCGTAATATTTGAAGAACTCAAAAGGCGTTCTCACATCAAGATAACCGTCTACCTCTTCGTTAGCTTCCGCTTCCATTTCAAACGCGGAATTTCCGTAAGCCTTATCACCTACATTTATCCAACACCGGTTACGGCATAAGTGATACATGTAGGATATTGCGTACTCCAACCCATACTGAAGGTAGAACCACAACGGGCAAAGTAGATATACCCATAAGTTGAACCCGGCAAACAGCATGATTAATGTCAGCAGCACAGCCGATGCAATCATACATTCTTCCCATTGGCGCACATGAATCGCCTCATGGTTAAGTGTACTCTGCTTCATCTCCTCCTTGCTTTTCTTCGTAAAGACGAAGCATCCCAATGTGATGGTGCTGTAGCCCTGCCACAGCAGCCATTTCGCTAACTTGCTTTCATAAAACACTTTCATAACACTGATATTTTAAATTTTCGATTCCGCTTTTCCTGATATTAGAACCCATTTCACCTCATCCTTTACTCCATCAGAGTATGTCGCTACGGCCTTGAATTGAGCAATGGAAAGCGACGGGACAACTATTTTAGAATAGTATTCTCCGTCTATGATAAAGCTGCCTCCACCTGCGACTTTTATGGATGCAGGTCCAGTGAGACGGGTATAGATACCTCCATTATACAGCATGCACTCTCCACCTTCATATTCTGCCGCATTCGGCAGGTATATTGTTTCCTCTTGCGTTGGAAGTGAGAATATCCGGGATATTTCAAAGTTCAACCCGGTATTGAAATCCAGGTAGTATTCATACGAATCGGATTTCGACTCCAGAAGTTTCAGCTTTCGGAAGATTGAGGCGTCCTGGAACACATTACCCTTGGCATCCCATCGGATATTGCCTCCGGCCAGGAACCCAATACCACCATTCTCTCCGTCAATCTGGCACATGGCTTTACCGGTTTTATCCCTTGCCAGTACATTCTGTACCACCAAATCATCCACATAGATTTCATCGGCACGTATCTTTCTTATTAAAGCCATATCCATAGCCACAAACATATACTGCTGTGCCGCCTCCCAATTAGCATCACCGTCTATCGAGGTAGGTGCGACAGTGACCGACGTACCGTAAGCCCGTACCCGAAACGGGATGGTGCGATTGTTGAATGTGGCCAGTACGATGTCATGGTAATCTTCATTCCAGACATATGTGTTGCCTTTGGCGAAAAAACCTCTCGGACGCGGCTCGCTGGCGTCTCGTCCGCTTGCTCCGTCATAGCTGACACCCACTGATATCTCCGCAATGAAACTGTCATTCCATGCCGAAGCGTCCGCCTGGCTCTGATAACAGCGAACCGAGAAAGTGGAATACCCTGCCGAAGCGTTGACCGTAATCTCGGAAGCCCTCGAAGGCCCTGCGATGGCGCTCCATATCCCGTTGCTGTACCCCCGTGCGGTCAGATATCCGTCCGGATAAGTCAATGTGGCGCTACCAAGCGTCCGCTTGGCATAGACGCGGAAAGCTGAAGGAACAAGCGAACCGGCATTGCTCACCCGTATATTGCTGCATGTACTGATGAGATAGACCATGCCGCCGTCTGATGTCAGTTGTTCCCATTCGTCGGTGTTCACTTCTTCGGTAATAATATAACCGTAGGACTTGCCGCCGTTCTGGGTCTGAGTGATTCGCCTCCCGTCATGAGTTGTCTGAGTCCATAGAGGTGGATTCGACGTCTCAACCTTTGAGAGCCAGGAGCGACTCCCCATCGTACAGATGGTGAGCTTTTTGTATGGAGTATTAGCCGTGCGCCACTCACCGCCAGCCTTGACGGATTCGCCGTCACCGCCCGGTTTTCCAGGATTACCGTCGGTACCGTCCACAACCATGGGTATAGTTTCCCGGTCCACGACCTGCCCACCCACGTAGAACACGAACTGCAACTGCGCCGTGAAGTTCTTCGGGGAAATGGCCGTTCCGTTCTGTATCTCGACCTCTGCGCCTCCGTCCTTGCTGTATTTCAGCACACCGTCAGTCGTAATGGAAGTGGTACCGCCTACAGACTTGGTGCGTGTGCATGACACGCTTGCCACACTGTAGGTACCATCCTTCCGCTTGCTTACCGATGAGACGGAAGGCACCAGCCTATAGAGTACCGCATCACTGCCCGGATTACCGGCACGCACCCCGGTAACAGTGAACACCAGCTCACGGCTTATATCCGTATCCTGTACCGTAGCCGTAACGGTTATCCTGACCTCTGAACGTGCAGGCATCGAAATGCCGGAAGCCACGGTAAACGCTATCACACCCGTATTGACATTGTAGCTCTCCGTGACACCGGCAGGGGTCACGCATGAGATGGACTTGAGCTGTAGTTTCTTCGTACCATACCACATGCCGACGGTTGTATTGAGCACGGACTGCGAAACAGTCTTTCCCTCGTATGTCAACGCCACACTCTCCATCTCGTTGTCGAAATCGGCTACAATGGCCGACTCGCCGTCAAAGCCCCACTTGGCCCAGATGGCTGCCGGTGAAAACGCACTCCATACACCGTCCTTCTTAGTCCGGCAGCAAGCCCACTCGTATGGCAGGCTCTCGCTGACACCAATCGGGTCATCGTGCCAGCCGGACGGAACATAGTCATCCACCTGCGAGGTGGCAGGGGTTGCCGGAGCGATATTCTCTGTCGTATGCTTGAATATCCACTCATAATCCCTGCCGTCACGCCCGTCCTGGCCGTTCTCCACCAGCAGCTCATATTCAGCGGTATTCAAGTCCCCGGTAATGGTATAACCGTAGGACTTGCCACCGTTCTGCGTCTGCAGGATACGGCGCCCCTCATTAGTTGTCTGAGTCCACATCGGAGGATTGTCGGTACCATCAGGAGCGACACATAAAAAGACACGTCCGGCCATCCTGGTAATACCCATGTAAGGTATATGCTTTCCGGTCTGCCAGTCACCGCAATTGGTGATGCTTGTACCGTCTGCACCCTTGCTGCCAGTCACACAGATGGCGTTCGTTGTGGTGCTTGTGCCATCAGTAAAAACTATCCTTGTCCGGGTCCAGATATACCATCCGTTTTTCCATGCCGGGGAGGTGGTTTGCCAGCTGCCCCCGGTTGTGGTGGCCGATGAAGAGGAAAGGTAGTATTCTTCGGTAATGGACTTGATGCCCTTGCCGTCGGCTCCCTGCCCACCACTGATACAAGCCGCTTGGGTGTACTTGACTTCGCCATCAGAATAGACAATCTTCGTCCGTGACCAGATATACTTGCCGGACACCCATTTTGGGGAGGTAGTCTGCCAACCGTCCACCGGGGCAATGACATTCGACACCGATATCGCGTATTCCACATCGGTAGACTTGATGCCCTTGCCGCTTTCTCCCTTGGCCGCATATTTCAGCCAGTCGGCATTGCCGTCTGCCGGTTCTGTAGACGTGCCTTTCTCATTGACACATATCCATGAGCTGCCGTTATGCGTCACCTCATCATAATAGGCATACTTCTCACCCTTTTTCCACGTACCTTTAAATAGCGGTACCCGGAAAGCCTCGCCGGTGATGTCATCCACCTGGAATATCTTGCCGGACATGATGACGTGGCGAAAAACAGCCGAGTAGTTGTCGGCCGGAATGCCATGTACGGTACGGCCTTTCTTCTTGCCAATCCACGACATCTCTTGTGCCGGCTCGACATCCCAGGTATTGGCGTGGTCAAAGAAAGTAATGCAGTTGTTGCCATTAACCGTATCAATCAGGATGTACGTCTGCCGTTCCGGGTCCGTAAAGTTACCCGTCTGGGCAAGTACCATAGATTCCCCCGGCTTCCAGTCAGTACCCGGCTTGGGTGTCATGACGAATGTCTTGGCTGTATAGTCTGCGGAGGTCACCCGGAATTTCATCTCCTCGAAACCCTGCAGCTTGCCTTCGGCGTTCTTGGTGACGAAGTAGGTGGTCAGAATGTCATCGACAAACTGGCTCAATCCGTCAGCATCCGTCAAATCCGGGGTTATGGTGTAGCTACCGTCACCGTTGGCACTCCACTCCTTGACCGTACACCCACCTCCGGGAGAGGCACACATCCTGCCTTTGAAATAGGTCACACGGTTATAGGCTACTTCCGGAACAAACAGACGTTTGCGGAAAATGCCCTCTTCCATTTCAAGGATGCCGTTCTTGTCGATGCACCCTCCGGAAATGCCGGTGAGGAACTCACCGAACTTGACCCAATCTCCGAAGGTCATGGGGAAGGGAGTGCCGTCCTCTTTATCCTTATGCAGAAATATTTCATCTATTTCTTTTAAAATATCCTTTATAATCTGCTTATCCGTATCAGACAATTCCTTCAAGGCATCCGCTATGCGCTTAAAGTTTCGTTCCCACTTTAAGCGAACATCGCGCCCGGTATCATTCGAGCCATTCCAAGGTACTATATTTTCAAACTTGGTATCCATCAACCCAATTCAAGTTCATTATCATTAAAAGACAGCAATAGAGGCTGCCAGCACATGCCATATTCCATAGTATCCAGATTGATAAAATTCAGCATATAATCCGCAAAACGATTATTCTCCTTATGGCTCTGCTTACGCAGACGTGCATTGTTCACCATTATGACCCCATCGCTTTTGCGACGCTCATAACTATAACTCATGAAAGAAAAAGAAAAGCTTTTTCCTTCGGAGGACAACTGCCTCATTTCATCTATTGCCTGGAATACATTCATGCCGCAAAATTATCTGTACCGGTACCATAAAAAAAGGACACTATCTACTGACATTACCCTCCAGGACTTCGAGCCTTTTTATACCATCCCTCACCTTACGGGAGTCAACCACTAATTCTTTTTTTGCGAGAATTTCGAGCAACTCATTGTTGCGAGCCAACAACCTCACTACCTGCGAGCGTTGTTCCGGTATCAAGCCAGACAAGACGTTACCTTTGTCGGACGACAATGCCATAGAGTAATCACTCGTATCAACATAACCACCGCCATACTTGCCGCTGCGTGTACGAACCTGCTCCAATATCTGCGTCGTATTGAGCATACGGATAGTCCCGTTTTTCTGTGCAATGTCAAACACATCCAAGAACTGGCGCACATGCGGATTGGCCACACCTTCATGGTTGGCCACAAACTCATTCTTATGTACCGGAATAACACCAGCCACATCATCAGGATTGCCGTTCTTGGTATAGCCCTCCACATACTCATCCACATAACCACCGGATTTCAGTCCCTTCGCTTCATCACGCTGCTGCTTGGCAACGGCAATCTGTGCAGCACCTTGAGTAGCAGCCAATCCCCCAAGTATAGGGCCAAGTATGGGACCAGCAGTCCACGCAACCATAATTGCTTGTGCAGTTTTAGCTATTACTTGCATTATAGTTGCCGCAAATTCCTTATCAGCATATTTCTTTTTAATCTGGTCAATGGCAGCTTCTTTTTCTTCTTCAAGTTTAGTGGTGTCTTTACCTGCTTTTTGTGCTGCCTTAATTTGTTTATCATATTTATTTTCAATCTTACTAATTTCCCGATTTTGCATATTGGCTACAAGCTGGCTATATGTAGAAGCTGCATCGCCCATAATGTCAAAAGCCTTACCAACTAATTTCATCCGTTCATCCTCATACTCTTCCTCAATACGGGTCTTCTCTGCCTGATATTTTTCATACGTTATCAAATCGGCATCGTACATTGACTGAAGAATATCGTTTTTCTGAGAAAAGGAAGAAGTGGAATCTATCTCCTTGAAACCTTGTTCACGCTGTTTATTCTTGTTTTCCTTGCCATCTGACAAATCCATATCCTGCAATTTTGCATCAATGGAAGATATATCTTCCCCATAGGCCGCCAACATATCTCTACGTTCCTCCAGGTACCGGCGTTCTAAATCCTTCAGTTGTTCCAAGTAATCAGCTTCCCGCTTGATGTCACCTGCAATATATGCTTGCTTCAATGCGGTCCGTTGTAACTGATATTCTTCGTCAATAGTGGCCAGATTATCAGACTGGGCATTTTTATCGGCCTCCTTAGACGCTTCTGTCAACCGGTCTGCTTCTGCAATCATCTTGTCATAAATCTGCCCCTGGATTTCGGACGAGTCCTTGCCATACTCCACCAGTAGAGCTTTCCGGCTCCAGAGATAAGCCATTTCAGCCTTATATTGTTCTTCCTGATATTCCTGCTGTGCCATGCCTTCATTCAGCAGCTTTTCTTTCAGCAGATTTATCTCTGCATTATAGCCCTTTTTCAGCTTTTCTTCACGGGCCTTCAGTTCTTTGTCAAGGCCATTATCATCTACTCCATTGCTGTTTCCTTCTGGCACCGGATTATCTACTTCTTGTTCGGGCAGCTTTGCAAGAATCGCTTCCAATTCCTTTTTCTTCACAGCATAGCTACCATATAATTTTAGGCGTTCTTGCAGTTGATGTTTTAACCCACCGATAACCGCCTTTTCCAAAGACTTGTCATCGCCAATCCATTTCATCTTTTCCGCCTTTTGTTCCTGGAACCATTTACGGTGAATCGCCATCTCTTCAGCCATGCGGTCCTTAAGTTCGCTGATAGCTGCTTCAGTCTCGCTCCGTGTACGTTGCTTCTGGTCATCATCCAGCAAATCCAGATTATCGGCTTTGCTTTTTATGCCGGCAATACGTCCCATCAGCGTTTCATAGCGCTCCATTTTGGCATTCAAGGCTTCTTGAGCCTCAGTCGCCTCATTGGTCCTGGTTTTGAATATAGCCAGATATGATACGACACCAGCCAATACCGAAGCTACAAGTCCCAACGGATTAGCCTTCAATGTCTTGTTAAACAATGACGCTGCGGCAGTAGCGCCTTTGGTTATAGTGGTCCACAAGCTTTTGGCCATAGTGTCTGCCTTTACGACCAATGTATAGGCAGTAACAGCAGCCGAGGCTGCAACAATGGCCCCCTTGTACTTCCATAAAATGGAAACCATAGTTCCCAATCCCTTCACCGTCAGACTGCCCGTCGTTATCATGTACTTCATCACCGGCTGGAGCTTTTCACCCAGTTCCACCCGTATATCTTTGAAGTTATTCTTCGCCTTATCCAGCCCCGCCTGAACCGTATTGTTCTGTACATTGACCTCTTTAATAATGCTGGTACCGTCGCGATACGCATCATTAGCCAATCTTTGCGCTTTACGAATGTCATCTATCTTGCCGGCCATCGTGCTGATGACACCGGAAGCCCGGACACCATCCAGCCCCATCTCCTTGAACATAGGTGCCAGCTGGTCAAGTCCTCCTTTTTTATTCAATGTATCCAGGAACTGAAGTATCGCCTCGTTCGCATCCTTTTTGATAAGAGAGGTAAAATCCTCCACGCTCTGCCCTGCAATCTTGGCAAACTTGGCTGGCTCCTGGTACATCTTCATCATCAACGTCTGGAAAGCCGTCGCCGCCATCTCCTGCTGCTGCATGTTCTGGTCAAGTACAGAGGCATATCCCAGAATGTCACCCTGAGAGACCTTCGCCTGATTCGCCGCCCCTGCCACGCGAGCAGTAAATCCTACCAGGTATGCTTCTGCCGCACTGGAGTTCTGTGCCACCTCATTAATGGCGCTACCGGTAGCCAACATCGCCCCACGCAACCCAAGTTTCTGGTCCTCGCCGAACATCTGCGCCAACTTGCCGATGTTCTTCACCGCATCATCCCCTAAATCCTCACCCAGTGCCACATTAATCTTATCGGCCGCATCGACAAACTCCAATACATCCTTCTTCCCGGTAATCCCCAAACGACCAGCATCACCGGCCAGAGCATTCAGCTTCTCACGCGCTGTACGGGTATCCATTTCCTTGAACTCTTCATTCAGTCCCTTGACTTCATCTCGGGTCATACCGGTGTACTTGATAACTTGCGCTTCGGCTTCCTCCATCTCCGCATATTCATCCACACATTTGCGGGCAGTCAAGGCCACCCCGGTAAGAGCCCCGACAACTCCTGCCCCCATAGCTGCATACCTATTAACCCCATCAGCCATTTTGGAAAGAGAAAAACGGGTCTCACGTGCCTGCACCTCCACCTCTCTCATCCGTTGCCTGGTCAGCAGATAATCAGCCCGTAGCGCTTTCCATTTCTCCGTGCCGGGAGTGGCATTATCCATCTGCCTCTTGAGGGAAGCCGCAGCCTTGCGCAATTCCGAGTAAGACAACGCAGTCTTTCCAGCCTCTATACGTTGAACGGCGAGCGCAGCATTCAGTTTATCCAGATTCTCTTTCTGCGCCTTGTATTCCGCTGAATTCTCCTTCCCTTCTGCCCGCAATTTCGCCATTTCAGCCTTGACAGCATCAATCTGCCGTTTGGTCTCGTCAAACTTCGCTTTCGCCTCCGAATTATCAATCCGGATTGCCATTCTAAAGTCTTGTATGTTAACCGCCATATCTTTACCTATTAATCCAGGACAAAGGTATCTTCAAGCGTCACCTTGAAAAAGGACATGAAAAAGCCCGGCAATCCATCACGGACTACCAGGCCAGCACTTATGAACAAAAAGTGTTATCCGTCAAGCCAACGGCCATTATCCAGCCACACCCCTCCGTCACGCCAACGGCCATCAGCCAATATCCACCGGACATCAGCCTCAGTATCGCTGATACGGATGGGATAGAACGTACCGGTCCAGGCTCCCTTACGACCGAACGCATCCAATGTGAATTCCATCTCCTTGCAGACATATCGCTTGTTGCGTATCTCAAACACTTGGTAAGCAGCATATACATTCGGGTCATGGCTCTGAACCTTCACCGCTTTAGTGTAGTCAATATCATAGTTAGTCTGATACAGCAACCCGTCAAGCACATTCAGGCACAAACTTGCCCCAATATCGTTTGTCTTGGCATATTGCCACCAAGACTCATCTCTGGATGTATGGTTTTTCGTATATTCATCTATATAAGGAACCGGATATTTCATAGAGACGCCATTGTACACGACACTTAAGCCTTGCAATCCCGTATAGAGTGCCAGGCAGATACCACGTTTTGATTCCGTTTCTTCTCCTCCGCCATTCTGAATTTGCTCTTCAATACTCAGTGCCGGTTCTGTTTTATCCGCATTGCCATTACCGGATAAGGAAGGAAGATAAATCCAAAGAGTAGTGTCCTCTCCCCTTCCTCCACCGCCGTAATAGTTGATTCCAACACTTTGAAAAGCTGTGGGAACCATCTCCAGTTCTACGGTATTGGAAACACCTTCGCGTTCAATGCCGGCAAATCTATCCACCATGACAAACACCGGAGATGAACGTCTTCCATCCTCATCCACCCAGTCACGCAGATACACATATTCCTTGCCATCAGCCTCGTGTGTATAGATAGTATCCGGCTTTTTATGGGATTCGTCACTGAACCATCTCGTAATGCTTCGCATGTCGGTCGGTATATCCTCCGGGATATTCTCTCTCTTCGCCCCTTTTTTAACCGCCTCCGGCAAAACATTCCATCTCCAGAACTCGGAATCCTCCACCTTATATGCTACATTCGAGAAAGCAGGATCTTCAATATCCGGCTCTTCAACCTCCACCTCATACACATCCTCTACATTCTGCACATGTACGGAAGTACCTCCGGTAAAATAGTTCCCTCTCAGCAACAGCCTGGCCGTACGCTTGCGGTTGTCAACCAGAAATACAACATTGAACAACCGCTCCACCTGCTCGAGGAAATCCTTCACGCTCCAGCCCGGCAGCATCTTGTTCCACAATACCGTCGGTACTGTATGACAGATATACACATTCTTATATACCGTATTCTCCAATTGGTTCTCCGTCAACCCATATCCGAGTGCCCTCATCAGCTCTTTGATGTAAGCGCACAAATAAGGCTGCGGTGTCACATCGAACATATCATCCGTACCCAAATTCCGGTTATCTGCACCTGCCTCTGCCTTGACACACCACTGGTTGTGTATATTGCCGGTACCCTGGTCAAGTACCGGCGCCAGACAATACTCCACTTCCGGATAGGTTTTCTCAATATGGGGAAACATATCCGTCGTCAGTACATCCGTCCGCTTCATTTCCAGAGTTCCAATCAGCAAGTCACCGCCGACAAAATAATTCAGTTCGGAATTGCCGCTCGCAATCTGGAGCGATACCGTATCATCAGTCCAACCGGTAATAATCTCCGTACCGTTGCAATACACCCTATTGTCAGCTACCAATATGGCAGCGCGTTTGGTTTTCACCTCCTGCACGCTGTTCAACCGGTTCAAATGCGCATACAGTTCCGCATTGGTAGCATTAGTCAGCTGCAATGTTATCTCGTAGGTATATTCTCCATTCTTGGTAATCAACGGATTCTCACGCTTCACCTGAATGGAAAAATCCTTCGGAAGTACGGCTTGCACACCGTCAATAAACAATTCAGTCATAATCAACCAAGTTAAGTCCTATACTCATTCCGTTCCAGCCGCCGAACACATCGTACTCCCACTCCACTGTCATACTCTCTGCCCCCTCCACTTCTCCGCAAAAGAAATCCATCTCCCGGAGTTTGGTTTTAAGCAGTTGCATGACCTGCTGGATGCGTGCATAATGCAGCAGTTCCTCTTCGTCGGTCTCCTGACCCGACGGAACCTTCTCAATCAGGAACAGCAACAAGCTATTCCGTTCCCGATAATTATCCTCATTGCCCTGCGACACTGCATCCGGGTAGTTGGCACACAGCATCAACCCCGTACAGTCTCTCAATTGCTTGACAAGATGCTTTTCGCTGACGGCAATCACTGTCCCGTCAATCTTCGTCCGGCTGACCTTATTGACGCGCTCTTTCAGTTCTACCAGCATCTCCCTATATCTCTGTATATTTATCATAGCCCTATCAAATTATTCTGTTCAGGATTCGCCATGGTGAAGCTGAACTCCACCGCCTTCAAAACGCTACGCCTGAAGGAGCGTTCAAACTTCTGTTTCGTAATCACAATAGGCAGCCATTCGCCATCCACGAGAATCTCCACCTCTTGCGCATTCAGCATGTTGTGCCATAATTTATAATCACTCTGCAACATGATGCTGCCGGAGTTGACCGTGTATTCATCAGTAACCTTGACACCGAACTTGCGTTGTACCCCGTACATGGCTGCTGCATCACTCTCATTATTTCCGGTCAGTTTCAGTTCACCGGTAGCCGTTAAAGTCTCAGGCATGTCATACACATTCTTGAAACGGAAACACCATACATCCACATACCTTGTACCATCAACGTAAAACTGCATGGAGCCTCCGAGCATGCCCACCGTATAACTGGCTATGTCCGATTTGGAAAATCCGGGAAGCACAATCTCCGGACTCACATCCACCGTGAAAGGCTCCAAAGAAGATACCGGGAATGACTTGCTCTCCTGGCTGCCGTCATTGAAAAAGGCTGTTATGTCATATCCTCCATTCTGCGGATAACCGCTCACATACTCTTTGGCCCCCATACGTGTCACCTTGGCAGCCACCTCACTCAGTATTCCCGGAGAAGCGGCATCCTTCCGGGTCTGCATCCGGCTGAACATCACGTAGCTCTGCGCGTCTTCTGTCTCGTTGATAAGGAAGGTGAACGTCCCCGAAGCGGTGCTCTGCGGTGCATAGTCCAGGCACCACACGCCCCACAATGCCAATTCGCAGAACTTGCCCAGCCCTCGGATTCGCACCAGGTTGTCGGCATCCGGTACATATTCTTCATCAAGTATCTTTTTACCGCCATATTTTACGGCAAAGGCTATGGTCACATCCGTGTCAATGATGTAGTCCTGCATGGTGGCGCAGAACTCCCGTGCCCTGGGTCTCTGTACTACATTCATAAACGACAATATTTGTTTCTACGGTCATTTTTCGGCAGCAGCTCGTAATCGATCATACTACCGTCACGCGCCCGCTTCATCTCATCTATCCAAGTGGCAGCATCGTCTGCCATCCATCCGGCCACACGCTCCACATCATCGAGCGATGCCGGTTCACTTGCATTCATACCGCTTTCGGCCACAAACCTGCGGATTACTCCCCCCGGTATCGCTCCCAGAGACAAGCGACGAAGTGCCATACTCATGGCCAGCAACGCCACCGCCTTGCATGCTGCGAAATGCGCGTCCGTCTCCAGTACCGAGCTTTCTGCAAGCAGTGCCTCCCAACCGGCACCGTATGCCCGCTTCACCGTCAACTGCTGGGCTTCTCTGATGAAAGGCAGAAGCAGCAGGAACATACGCTCACTCTTATTTATCGGGAAATAGGTATCGAAAGAACCCCCATTACGGATTATCAACATCTGAGCAGACTTATACATGTCGCTATCCGTCCACTCTTTCAGTTCCTTGTCATTCAGATAACGAATCAGCACATCTACCGCCTTGTAGTATTCTTCGAGATGTAGCGCGTCATCACGGTCTAACTGCCACTCCCAGGGTAGTTTTTCGCTGCCATCGGTAGCCACCTTGAACTTGCGCCCGTCATCCTCATGGCTGAGGTCATTCTTCTGATACAGCCGCAATGTGGCCAACAGCGCAATCGGCCGTTGTACCTTGCGTACAATCCCGGTATCAGTACCCTCTTTCTCCGGATTGAGATAATAGTTCTCTGCCAGTTCTATCACCTTGCTACCGACCAACTGCGCCAGTTCTTCAGTAGCCAGCTCTATCTCACCGATAACCTTGGTGAAATCATTGTTAGCGTAATAGTTGGCGGTCAACTCACGCAATTCTTTGGCACCTTGGCCGTTTTTGTTGAATATCATAACATCATTTTTTTAGATTCCTCATCAGTTCGTCTGCCCGCTGCCTATCATCGAGCAACTTCATCATCACACGCAGCAGCATCGTATCATCGGTAGCCCTCACATTGCCGAACACTCCGCTTTCGGCCACAGAAAAGAGTATCGAGTTCATGCCCAGGCTCTGCACATCATTCTGCCGGGTATCCTTGTCCCTTCCACGGGAAAATACCGGTCCGAAACACAGTTCCAGCCCGTCAATGATGAAAGTTCCGGAAAACAAGTATTCACAGAAGTAGGAGAACCAGGCATAAATCCCCCATCTCATCCACACCGGCATGTGCTCCACAAGCCCCATGTATCTGCCCATATATTGCTCACGGAAGGGTTCACGCTCTACACAGCCTTTTTTCTCCACCGGAGGACGATAGAGGATGGCACACAATGCCTGCAAGTCTACCGGATCATGCCCGGCATTATACCTATTGACCGCAGCTACCGCATGACGGAACTCACCAAAAGCCAAATCCGCCCCATGGCTCATCGGGCCGCGCAGATATCGCCATTCCGGTATCAGATTCACGGTCGAGTCATACGCCAGTACCACAGCGTCTCCCTCCATTCTCCACATCCATGCCAATGTCTCGGCCAGATGGTCCACCAGCAGCATATCCTGCACCTTTGAACGGAAGACATATCCCCTATTCTTCAGTACATACGCACACCACTCGCGCTTCACGTCCAGCAAGCTGATGCCCGGTTTCGTCATCAGCTTCTCCCGGTTCTTCAGCAGGTGCAGCCACTCCAACGGCTTCACCTCCTCCCAGCAGTCCGGGAATTCAATATCCTTCTGTCTCATATCTATACTTGTTTTGCCGCTCTGTCCGGCGTCGATACATTCTCTTCCTTGTTGATAACCTTCCGGTAAATACCGAGGAAAATCCCCTTCTTATGCGGGAAATTAATACGGATGGCATCATTGATTGCCTCCAGTACGATATCCTCGGGAATCTGTGTGTCAGCCCCGTAGAATATCTTCAATGCATAGAGCATCTGGCTGCCGCTGTCACTCTTGCCGTCAATGATGATGTTGGCCAATGCCGGAGAAAGCCCGAAACCGCTGGTAGTGGAACTGTCCGCGATGCGTGAAATCTTCGCCTGCGCCTCGATGTACTTGTCGATATTCATCTCGATAGGCTCTATCTTCCAGCTCTGGGCATTACCCTCGGCATCCACGAAGTCCACACAGCTGAAGAACTTGCCGGCATTCTTCTTGCCAGCCATCACATTGGCGATGGTTTCGGTCAATTCATCCTTCAGCCGCTCCATTTCCTTCTGAATCTTCGTCTCATCCCAATCCTCGTGCATGGCCATAATCAGCTCATGTTTCTGGTTCCAGTACTCCTGCGGAGAATGCACCACATACGCGGCTGCAATCATGTTCTCATTCAGGTGCTTGATGATTTCCGGAAGGTTGTTCGCATTCTCCAGCCAGGGAACCGACCCATAGAAGCAGGAAATCGCATACATACTACGGCCAAAGCTCCGCATGCAATGGTATTTAATGGCTGTTTCGTACCGGGTCGGATTCCATTTGTCAAAAGCCGGGTACTTGCGGAACGTGCGGCTCTTGAAGGAATCAAAATCACCGGTAAGGTATTCCGTGACATCCTCAAGCCTACGGCTGTCATTCTCCGGCCACACCAGACGGCTTTCTTCGCTGTGCAGTGACTCCAATCGCTGCACCCATGGGCGGCCGATACGCACTCCCCTGCCCATATAATACTTGGTGAAATGCCCGTTCATGTGCGTGTATTCAACCAAGTTGTCACGTATATACCCTTTGTAGTCCCAGCTATCCAGCCATTCCTGAATCTCGGCATCCTCCATCCATTCCTGGATACGTTCGTTATTCTCAATCTTCACCCGGTAAAGCATCGGCCCCTGCCCATATAGCAACCCCACCTTACGGTCCAGAATACCGGGTCCCAGGTTGTTCTTCTCCAGCAGGTCACGAATGGCATTCGGCATATTGTTGTCCAGCCCCCATGGAACCACACGTACACCGGCCACCGATACCGGGTCACCATCCCAGTCCTGCGAGCCAGCATTAAAGAACTGACTCATGCTCTGGCTCCAGTTCATGTTAATGGCATACTGTCCGGCAGCCGTATCCACAAAACTGAAACTGCCTATCTTCTTTATCTCACTCATAATTATCTATTGATATAAATTCTCGTTGTATTAATGAACAGCGAACCGCAATAATCCACCACTATCTGCTGAAGTTCCGGTATATGCTGTTCAATCACGGGATTAAACCAAGGTTTCGGCTCCCGGTTCCAATCCTTGTTGCTTTTCTTGGTGATTACCCGTGTACCACCCTCCATATTATATCCACGGCCTACACCCAGATGAACATAAAGCCCATCGGCATTGAATCCGAAGCCGATGCTCGTAATCTCCTCACCTTTGGCCGGCACCTTGCCCCAATGCCGGTAATTCTGCCTGATGGATGCCGAAAGCTTCTTATCTTCATCAATCCATTTCGATACGCTCGCCTGCAACGCCTCGTTCACCTTCTTACCCCAGGCGCGTATCCGACCGTTGAATGCCGCAACCGCTTTCGCATCCTGCTGCCGCTCGAACTGCTGCGTAATGCCGGTATCACCCTCTATCGTGATGTCCAGCGGAAACCTATCAGCCAGCCAGTTCTTCTTGTTCCACCAGCTGCTGCGATTGTTATTTTGCGATAATCGTTCTGCATGTGCTCCCATGCTGCAAAAGTACCCCAGACCACTTATCCGAAAAAGGACACAAAAAAACCGGCTATCCATCACGGACCACCGGCTTCTCAAATGTAAAAAAAAATGTTTCTTAGAAAATATCCTCTACGGCAAAGTCATCCAGACCACCATCCTCATGCGTCAGAACCTTGCCGTCAGCATCTGTAGTCGAACATATATGGCGCATGATGTAATCCTCTTCGCTCATGCCTCCAGTCAGAACCAATAAGGCATCCTCTCGAGAATAATATATCAAAGCCTTGGCACAATATTGAATATATTTTTCTTCATGCGGAAACAACACACAGAAATCATCAGCCGAAGGCTCTATACCCAATTCAGACCGTATTTCTTCAATCTGTTGGAACAATGGTTTCAACCCTGCTGATACCGGGACCTCAAGCTGATATTCCATCCGGTATATATTCTTGCTATTCTTCGCAGCTTCATTCATTTCACGCCTCCTTTCTTCTCCGGAACAATCCCCAATAATTCGGTACGTGCATGATGCAGGACTGCCAAGACATCTACAAAACCGCTTGAGTTATTGGTGAAAAAGCTATTATATTCAAGGAGAAAGCCAATACTGTCACCCAACAGATTTGCAAGAAATGTAGCCTGACCATTTTGCAAATCAGATAAACGCTTAGCTATGGAATCATCCAATACGACCCCATTTATAATTGTCTCAGTCATACCTCACGCCTCCTTTCTGTACCAATGCATAATACTTACCTCCCTTTATGACTTCCATGCCCAGCCTGGGGTTGCACTCATATATCCCCATAAGCCTACCCTTAAGAAGCCCTTTTTCATAAGTAAGTTGCTGAATTTCTTTGTAATATCGCGCATTTTCGCTTTCCAGGAATGCGATGTATTCGTCTTTAGTCATACCTCACCCCCTTTCCGGCACTTCTTTGCCTTATAAACGCACAATGCAACGGCGATGACCAGCGGCGGGAACACCAGGCTGGCGCACGTCCAGCCGATGGCACGGAAATACCATTTGTCAGCTTCGGTCTGGACTTCGCAGTCTGGAGCCAAAGCACGGTAGTACTTGCGCTGGAGGTTATTGACTTGCTCGGTAAGAGCATTAACAGATTCGCCTACGGCAGGAATGCCGGAAGCAGGCACGTTAAGAGTGCCAGATAATTGAGTTTTCATACTGTATGAGTTTAGCGTTTAGGCAGAAAAACGGCTGCCAATTCCCGTGTCGCTAAACTCATACAGATTCCGCCCGAAAGCAAAAGTGTAATGGGAAAGGCAGCCGCCTATTTCGTATGTATCATTTTACTGACGTCAGTAAAATGGTCTATGTATGGGCATAAAAAAAAGCCCATCGTATTTCGTGAGCATTGACCGAAGCTCGCGGTACGGATTACTCTCCGTATGAGTTTAGCACTGCAAAGATGGGAGTTTATTTTGAAATGGCAAAAAGAAAAGCGGAGTTTTTGCTCCGCTTTCCATATCATTAGTTATAAACATCATCTGTTATTTTCCGTCTTTTTTTATGAGAATCCTTCTTTTTATCAGATTCCTCTAATTTATTAGATTCTTGATTATCATCAAAATCCTGCTTTGTATTAATTCCCTCACCTATCGATTCATCTTGAGTAACCTCCTTACTCAGAAGCCAATGATACACATTCTGCTGATTAGTCGTCACTACATAGGCTTGTTCAAATACCCAACCACGTTTTCCCATATAATTCATAGCATCCACCATAGAATTAAATTTAATCGCTTTTCCGTTATCATCAACCAAATACTGATTAGATGATCCAAACCAAAAGCTTGTTTCTTGCCCGAAATCAACTGTAACAGTGACTTTATTACTGAACAGTTTTCCTGTACCGAGTAATTCACAGAATACTTTATAAGGTTTTTGCGCTACTACTCCCATACTGATACTGATGAACATCAGCATCAAAAACAAACATTTCTTCATACATTTAGATATTTAATTAATAATTTCCTATTCAAACATTTATATGCTATTTTTGCAAAAAACATCCGCTATGAACGAAATAGAACTTCGCAAATACTGTTTGGATAAAGCTATAGAGATACTTGGCTGGTACAAGAACTTCTTTCCCAAGAAGGAGCTGCACCCTCTTATTATCTCGGAAATCCTCTACCGTTACCTTACCACCGGACAAACTGAGTACTTCGAGTTACCCCATGCACGTGGGTAAAGCTACCGTTATGTGAAAATGCAATGAACTTATTGCCTCATTTGTAGTATTTTCACTTATACCAGCTTTTGCCACGCAAATTCTCAATCCACCTTCTTTTGTAGAATTTTCCGATGTAGTAACGGACACATTGAAGTCAATCTTCTGCAACCAACGTCCATCTTGTGAATAAACCATCCCATCTTGATGGTTCTCGGGTATAGGATTAACAAGTAATCCTTTATCACTCATTTCCTCATTCAACTCTGTGACAGCATTAGAAATGTCTTTTATAGTAGCTTTTATAAAATCTTTCAGTTCCATAGTATTGTCTTTCCCATAGTTTATAAATGGCGAATCCCTTCTCAAAACGCGCCCAAAGGTATAGTGACACCTTAACCCGGTTCTACGGATTACGTTTTGAAAAGGGATTCATGTTGGTAACAAATTCACTATGTTTAGGGCACTGCAAACATCGGAATAATATTTGTAACGGCAAAAATGAAACGGAGTTTTTTGCTCCGCTTCTGAAATCTATCAAAATCTCCTTCATGATTTGTAACAAAAAAGGCTCCCACATCACATGGAAGCCTTCGAAAATCACATTGTATAATACGCTGTCAAACAATAACTACACAACGGATAAAAATTCTTTTCCAATACGGTGAATACCATCCACAATGCGTCTTCTTTGTTCAATGCGGGGAACACGCAACCCACTGGCATAATGGGAAAGCTGTTGCTGGTTAATGCCAGAGACACGGGATATGGCAGCCAAGGAGGTAAACTGTTCGCACTTACGGAGCAGTGCGGCAACTCCCAATTCCACATCGAATTCATAGTCTCCGCTAACAAGCCACTCGGGAAGCGTTTCGCCATCCTGCAATAGTCCTTCCACATGTTCACGGACAGCCTCAGATAGTTCAATCATCAGGCTCTCATAACTTTTGGAAGTAGCAACAACCATGCCGCACAGTACATCATCTTCGGTAACTGCACCGAAATTCTTATCGCACCAGTCAACCTTAATTTTAATCTTTTCCATAATTTTCTCCTTATCTTTGAAGCAGGGTGTTATTTCCACCCCGCTTGTTTCCAAATACTGTTTAATAAAAATTGGCTTAATACCTCACTTTCATGACCTCTTACTGTCACCCTGCCTTTTTTCGTGGGATGCTTGAATTGCCGGTGGTCACCTCCAGAGCCTTTCAACTTCACCCATCCGTCAGCTTCGAGCAACTTGATTACTTCTCTGACTTTGTATTTCTTCATTTGTGAATTGTTATTGTTTGACTCTGCAAAGATATAAATATTTATATCATTCACAAAACTATCGGGCAGAAAAATGATATTATTTTTTATATCATTTTATTCCCCTCCGTGGTTGAAGGAACGGTACACGGCCAGTCATTCCGCTTTTCGGGTCCCATTCCGTTTGCGAGCGTGCGAGCAAACGGAATGGGTGCGCCCTGCACCCCTCCGTCAAATCAGCCCCTCATCGTTGAAGCTGTAATAACCGTCATTCGTTATTATGACATGGTCTAATATTCTGATATTGAACAATGCGGCGGCATTGTTCATTCTTTCGGTTATTTTCTTATCCTCCATACTCGGGCAGATGTTTCCGCTCGGATGATTATGTACCGCCACGAACTGTACCGCCCCCGTTTCAATCAACACCCGCATTATCAGCCGTATATCTACACAAGTCTGGTCTATCGCCCCTACTGATATCCTTTGCTTGCTTATCACCTTGGAAGAACGGCTCAACGCAAGCACCCAAAATTCTTCATTCGGCAAATCTCCTATCAATGGGCGCATCAAGTTGTATATATCATCACTGCACCGGACGGCATCCGCATCCCTGCGCCTTACCTCCCTGCGCCTGTACAATTCCACAGCTGCCACCGCTATGCGTCTGCGGTGCGGTGTGAGGCTGTTAAACAGTCGTTCCAAGCGATATTCTCCCGTCCATGCGTCTGAAACGGTGTCGGCTTTGTTCGTGAGTTCACCTATCAGCTGGCTATCCGTTTTTTCTCTATTATCGTCAAACAGCGACAACTGCACTGCATTTCCTGCTTTCATTTTTCTTTTCATGTCCTCATTAATTTAAAACTGTCCTACCCAAGAAATAACCTCCCAACACTTCCGCACCTAATTGCTCCAGTGCGCACGCAAATTGTGCGTAGCTGTGTCCTTTCGTTAGTATGTCATCAAAAACGAGTACCCGCTTTCCGTTGAAAAAGTCAGTATTCAGTGTAATAGTTTCCGTGTTCTGTATGCTTTTGCCTTTTTGGGTTTCGTGGATGGTCATACGTTTTCCGCCCACTTTCACGGCTTTGTAGCCATTCATGCATCCGCAAAGGTTGGAAACCTCTTCGCAAAAGTCTTGATAGCGTTTTTCCGTCCGTTCTGCCGAACTTGCAGGAACACAGACAAACACAATGCTATCGGCAAACGAACCGAATTTTTCCGTTATCTTATCCGCTACGATAGCTGCTACCTGCTTGCTGCGTTTCCCTGCCTTGAAGTCCCATATCAGTGAGCGGATTTGTTTTTCCCGTTCTGTAGCTTCGTATCTTGTCGGTATGTAATCAAATAAGGAAATCATCGGTTTATGCCATTGATTTTTCCATGCTTCGGGGATGTTTCTTTTTGCTGCCATAACTGTAAGTTTTTAATTTATTCTGGATTTCTGGAGTCGTCGGGTGGAGCCTTTTTTAATTTACTCCGTTTCCCGGAACGACTTTTTTTTTATTCCGGCGTGTCTGTATGACGTGCGGTATGGTTGCCTTTTGATGCCGCAATAATTGAGGTGCCGAGGATGACATTCCGCAAGGTTCCGACTAAAACCGAAGGCTTGAATACTACCCGTAGGGCTGGAGATTTTTTAGCGGACAACGCCCGACCTTGCTTGTCAGACCGGTGCCCTACATTTGCGGACTCAAAAGACTACCTGACCGCATACAGAGATGCAGGAAATGAAAAGGAGTTCCGGAAGAGAAACGGAGGCACGCCAAGCGGAACGCTTACCGCTCTGCCCTTCCTGATGGAAGGGCGTTTCATAAAAACAGACAGAAAGCACTGCTTTCTACCGCTAAGACGCGAAAAATCCCGTTATGCAAGTTTGACATAGGATATACCGCCACCGGCACCTAAACCAGACTTGTATAACGGGATTTTTCGCGCGCCCACCCCGTATTGGGGTGACTTCTTCTCCCAATAGGGCGTTTTTGGGTACAGAAACACCCTAATCAAAAATCCACCTCCTTGAAAACCAAAAAGAAAACCCATCCCTGCAACTTCTGTTGTAGGGATGAGCCAGCTTGCTGCCCGAGCCGCGCCGTCGGTGATTTGCGGTCGCAAGCGCCCTTTCAGATTCGGAAATATGACAAAACCTTTACAATTTGTACCCGATGCTCCCAATCCCACCCGCTTCGGCCTCCCCCATAAACGAAAGGCCCTGCCATCCTCACGGACAACAGAGCCAAAGCAAACAGAAAAGAAATGTCACACCGAAGCGGCGCCGGACACATTGCGGCCCATCCTCCAGGTGCGGATAATCTCTTTGCGCAGGATGAAATACTTCAAGGCATCAGTCAGGTTGGTGGATTCTTTAGGCAATCTATGTGCAGGCAGCTTATCTCCAGTCTTCTGTTTGACTATCACACTGGAGCTGTCCGGCCGGGTAGCCACCTTGGTTTCTGTCACCTCCATTTCCGACTTGAGATTCGGGCAGTTGTGCTGGTCAATCAACAGTGTAAACAACGTGCGCTCCAAGTTACCGCTGAGCAAGTCCATGAAGAACCGGTATTCCAGATTGCTACCGATGTTGCCCTGCCCCAAGCTCATCAGCTGTACCTGCCATCCAGTACGCCTGCCCTCCGCATCCGTCTCAATGTTCTTCTTTATCTGTGTGGCCATATCCGCACCCACCCCCTTGTAGTTGTTCATGGAGCGGTCATAATAAAGCTTCAGTATCTTGCGCTTGTGCGGCTTGAAATAATAGAGGAACTTATCGGCCAGCTCACGCACGGAGTTAGGCGGCAATGTATAGAGTTCTTTGAGTACACGCATCACACGCCCACTACGTTGCCCGAACACCATGGAAAGCATATTGCCGGAATCCATGCCTGCCTCCAACGGTTTATTCTTATCCAGGTACCGGAGCACGCTACAGTCCTGCTCCCACCCGAACGGGTGCTGCTCTATCACTTCATTCAAGAACCCGTCCGCATAGAAGTGCTTCATCGAGAGGTTGCAATAGAACATCTGGCTTGCCTCCAGCTTGGGGATAATGGAAAGGATGTTGCAAAGAATACCTTCCAGTCCTTCAGCGAATTCATCGCTGAACCAGTCTTCACCCAGTACATCCACGTTGACATAGGAGGAAGAAATGAAAAAGAAAGATACGCCCCGGCGTGTCTTAATCCAGCGCTCCTCCCAGCGCTTCATGTTCTTGCCGGCGAGTTCCATGGAACGTTCTGCTGTATCAAGCTTGGCCTGCAATGAACGGTCTTTCCGGAAAGCTTCTTTCAGTTCCTTGTATCGCTGCATAGCCGCCACATACTCTTTTTTCGTATCGTTATAGACAAACCCGGCCTGCAACATGAGAAGGATTTTCCGTTTGTCATTCTGCTTGGCCAGCTTGAGAATCCAGTCATATTCACCCAGGTGATTCGGATTCGGCATGTCAGTAGTCAGTGTACGGCTGCGGTACCATACGCTATCACCATACTTGACCCGGAACCCACGCACGGCCTTCAGCAAGTTCGTGAACTTCTCTTCCGGGAAATACTTCACTTCATCACCAAACACCCCCACATAGGAACGACCGGCACCGATGGCCGGACGGTCCAAAGAGATAAAGGTGAAGTTGAAGCCGGTGTAGAACACCATCGTATTGCGCCAATCAGAACATATGTTGTACATGCGGTCGCGCCACTCTTTTGGCGGTTCCTGGTTCATAACATAATGGATGCCCTGCTCCCACCCCAGCTTCGACAACCCGTCCACCAGCGAGGGAACCACATTCTTGTGCAAATCAGAATACGTATCGGCCACCCATGCGAACGGTGCACCAGGGCAGTTCTGCGCCACCTCCTGCACCCGTTCAGCCAACACCTGCACCGTTTTGGCTGATGCACGCCCGGCAATCCAATAGAGCGACCAGGGCTGCATCACAGCAATGAGCTGCGCCATCCAGTTGGAATAGCGCACCTCCACATCATCCGATATCTTTAGTTTTTTCTTCCTGGTCATCGAGCATCTCTTCTATATCAACATCAATTATATTGGCATCTCTCTTGAGACGAGTCTTCTCCCGTGCAGAAATATCCTGCATACCGTCAATCTGTGCCGCGAGCAGGTTGCGGTTGGCAGAAGGCAATCCCACCGCATTCGGGTCGAGGTCATAGACCTTGATCGGTTTCTCATCCATTTCTTTCGGCTTTATCGGGTCCGGCTTATCCAACTGCTTGATTCTTGCCGCTTGTACCGTGAGATTGCCGTACACCTCCATATCTTTGGCGCTGGTGGCGTTCTGAAGTACCACCTGGGCCGCCTTCATCAGATTGTCATACATCATGTTACGGTGCGCATCATTCTCGATGGTATCACAAAGGTAGAACAGATTGATAGCCTCACTATACATCTGCCGGGCACGCATCCGTTCCACATTAAACGGTTCGTGCATCAGGAAAGCCACGGCATTATCCTTGCCATATTTACGGTTAATGCCTACCAGTGCATAGAGCACGTTGTAATAGTCCAGTTCCTCGTCCGTCAACTCCATGGTGCAGCCGGAGGCAAGGTAATCCTGCAAGGTCTCAAAGTAAGATTTATCGAACATCAGCTTATATCGTCATAAAATATCTTGTTAATGGAATTGCGGTACCCGGTCGCCTGACGGAACTTGTCGAACCGCTGTGCCTGGGTCACATTGTCACCGGTCTCCGCACTGGCGGCCATGGCCAGCCCCTCTTTGGCCCGTTGAAGCAGTTGCCCACGTTCATAATGGTACTTCAACGGTGAGCCTACCAAATTGAAGTACCAGAGGAAATCATTCTCCGGTACATGGTAATACATGGCAATCTGCCGCGGCTCATAGCCTATACCTGCCAACCGTTCAAACTCGTCCAGGTCAATACGGTCATACCACACCGGACTGTCACGCCACTTAACCAATTCGTCCGCTACGAAACTCATATACTTCTTTATTTTTAAGGAATACGTATTGTTCTTCCATCGCATTCTCGCCATAATTGCCGGAGCCTTCGACCACAAAGAAACCTGCCGATGTGTCCAGGCAGGTAATCTTTTTGTGGCTCCATGCAAATGAAAGCTCTATCTCTCCATCCTGATGGAGCAGCATCAGCCTCTCGTATATCTTCGGCATACGAAACTTGATGGTCTCCGATATATGCAGATGAATACTGCCAATCAACCCTTTTTCACGCCAACGGAGCAACGCGTTGATGATACGCTCGTTGGTGGAATAGGTCGCTATATACAAGTGCCTCACCTGCCCGGCATTCTTAATCAGATAAACAATGAAAGTGAATGCCGTAAAGCTTTTCTTTGTCTCAATGAAAAACGCCTCATTCTCCCGTGGAAGCCGCCCACACAACTCTTTCAAACTGTTCAGCTTGAATGTCAACATGGTTTCAAACCGACGGGAAAAGAAGCGGGAATCAGACATCTCCTGCCGCAATTCTTCAAGATTGAAGTAATAGCTCATTCCAATAATCTGTTAATGTCGGCCAGTTCCTTTTCATACCCTGCCAACCGTTCGCGACGGACAACATCCAGATGCGGCTTGTCACCCTTGGCCAACTCAGACTTGACCCGCCAGATATTGTTCTGGACCTGCTGCTGCCGTCGTACCAGTTCCTTGACCGGAAGATGAAGCAACTCGCTTCTGCGGCGGAACTCGGCAAAAGCCGGGTGCTTACCCAATAAAGCGTGATGCTCCTTGTAATAGTTCAGTTCCTGCCATATCATACGGTTATCCATGTAGCTGTCAATCACCTGGCGGCTGACATCGGCGCACTCCTGCAGGGAGGTACAATCCCTCAGCCTGGCATGTAACCGCACATAGGCATGGTATTTGCTGAACTTGCGGGAAGCGAGTGCCTCCAACTCCATCGGACAGCCGGGGGCATTGAGAAACGGAAACTCATCACGGAAAGACTCGGGTCCTTTCCGTGATGACGGTTCCGGCAATGCCCTTCAGCCCTCAAAGTCCGACGGTTCCGGAAACACCCCCTCCAAAAACTTTTCTAACCATGGTGAATACCCTGATACCGCATTGTTCATAAACACCTTGCGGGATAAGAGGTCGAGTACCTTCTTCTCATCCGGCTTTTGCGAAACCACCGGCAGCAACACCTGGTCTGTCGGCCAGTTGAGATATACGGGTTGTGTCGGATAAGGAAGAGAATTATAATAGACGGAAGTAAACAGATACCCCCCCTCCTCCAATTCGGGGAATCGCTCGAACATGGCGGCCAGACACCCCTTATCCAACAACATGGGTGTATGCGTACCATAATTCAGACAAGACAATTGACTCTTTTCCAGCAGTTCCTTCGTCCGCTTCATATTCTCGGCATAAAGTCCTTTGAATCTAAGCGGAACGAGCATTCCATTGACTTTGGGCAGCGCCACATGAGCCAGGTCGATAGGATTCATCACATAGATGTCATCGTTGGTCCAGATGAAACGTCCGGTCACTTCGGGCGATTCCATAGCCACTTTCAGCTTGGCCAGCGTATCAACCTGTGCATTGTCAGAGACGCGATTGTGCTCAATGAAGGTAATCTCTTCGCTGAACCAATCTTCACGGTCACCGATTACCACCACATTGATGCCGAAGCGTACATTCTTCTGCCAGGAACGCAGTGCAAAAAGTAGTTCCTTGCCTTGTGCAAACTCCTTGCAATAAGGAATAACCACTGTCACATGGTCTTGAACCAATCGCGACGGTGCCGGTTCCTCCACTGTATCTACTGCCTTATCGACGTCCTGCACATCCTTTTGTTCCACACTCTCTTCTACCGGTTTCAGTTCTACGGCCACATCCTCGGTCTTAGCTGTTTTCTTTTTTGTTGCCATAATTTAAAGTTTTTAATACGATACAAAAATATCGTCTCCACATAGTTCGTAAAAGGACACAAAGAGAGGCGAATGCACTGCAAACGCCTCTCTCCAATAACCAACCTTTAAAACAGAAATGAATCAAACTCCTGAACCACCGGAAGAAGACGACGCTTCACCCAATCCCAAAACGGCATTGATTTCTTCGTTGTCCGTAGCCGGTACAAGGCTCTTGGCGATGTGACCGATAGTACCTCCGCGTAAGGAACTTGCCAAATTGATAGTATTCTTGTCACCCTCCTTGTTATCCTGGGAATCGGCCTTGGTCATCTTCAGCGGAGTGCACGGCGTACCGGCAATCTTCGCATCCTCACCAGAGCAACCGAACACGATTGCCCCCAGATTCTCATTGATATTGTTGTTCACGAATTCATCGTGTTCCAACTCTGTACCCGGATGTTCATAATCCACATGGTGGATGAACCCACGTGCATCATCCTCTCCCTCGCTGGAGTGGTAGATGTTGATGGTGGAGTCCGTAGCATACACCGCTATGGGCTTTTTACCTGGCATCATCTCAAATGCCGTCACCTTTACTCCCTTCTCATCACGCGTATAAGTCTTGACGTCTTCCCAGCGGAAAATCTCGATATAGGACTTCTTCCCTTTCGGACGTCCGGCATTTGATGCCTTCTTAGGCACCGATACCATTGAATATGTTGTTTCTGACATATTATATACCTCCTATATTTAAATTGATTAAATGCCGCCTGTACCGGAACCGGATGAAGAGTCAGCCGAACTATCCGACTTCTCGGGTGGCAGATAAGCGAAGATGGCTTCGGCAATCCAGAAACCCACAGATTCCCACCACTCGGCGAAGACCTTCACATCGTAGTTCTCGCCCTGCATCCATACCTTGGCGCTCTGCGGATCACGGCTGCGCAGGTGCTTGAAGTTCTCTTTCGGGGTAATGAAGAACACGCCCGTGCCACGCATACCTTCGAGCGGAGCAAAGGTAAATTTGGAGAAATCGACCTTGATTTTCTCGCCGTCTTCGTTTTTGAGCCACGGGTAAAGTTTGCGGTATGCCTTGCCATATCGCTTCACCAATTCGGGGTCGGCGTGGATGAACATTGTTTTCTTCTTATACAAGGGTTTCACCTCTTCCACTGCCTTGTCTATCTGGTCCACAAGCGTGGCGTCGCTAAGCGTTTCGCCATTGAGCAGCCAGGTGATTGCATCGTTCTTCGCCGCCTTCAATTTTCTGAGTTGCGTAACGTAACCATCCATCACGTCATTGGCATCCGTAGCGTCATCGCCGTCCTTGGTAGCGGTACTCTCCTTGAATTCACCAACGGCAAGGGCGATTTCGCGCTCCTCGTCCAGCTTCGGGAAAATGAGTTGATAGAGGATGTACTTCACTACGGGCATATCTTCGGGCCTCAGGTTCTCATCGTAGAGATAACCCAGGATGTCTTCCATGATATCGGAAGGCGTGATAGGCACGTTGATTTTGCACTTGTAGTTCTTGATGGTCAACGGAGTGAACTTCGATTTGCCCTTAGGCGTCCACTTCGGTACGAACTGCTGGAGAACTGAATCAACGGCAGCCTGTTGCGCACGCACTTCGGTCTTGTCCGTCACCAGCGTTGACATATACTTGGTGGACTCCGTGGTACCCATCAGCCCTTTGAGTATTTCTAACCTCTCGGAAGAGACATACTTGCCGAACTCTTTCTGAAGCTCAGTAGTTTCAATGGTCGAATTACCACTATATGCCGCTCCCTTGAACGCGGCATCCAAATAACGGTTGTGTGCCAGGCTCATGTCCGGCTTGAACTTGCTACCCATTTCGTTCTTGTCTCCTGCAACCTGCTGCCCCGCATCCGGTGCAGGTTCTTTGGCCATCTTGGCAATCTGGGCATCCTTCGAGGCGATGTCCTTCTCCTGCGCTTTCACTTTGGCATCGAGGTCGGCCAAATCCTTGCGTGCCTTTGCCAGTTCCTGCGCATTTTTGTCACGTTCAGCCTCCAGCTGCGTTCTCACTTCGTCAGTCACAGCACTTTCAGCATTTCTGCCGTCTTTCTCAAATTCGGCAAGGTCCTTTTTGAAGGCTTCGACGAATACGGCACCGTACTTGTTCTTCAGTTCCTCTTCTTGAGAAGAGAGCAGGATGGACTTGCCTTTCTCATCCTTGGCAAAGGCAGAGATGCCCAAGAAACCAAGCACTACGCTCATCACTTTTGCAAACATAATTCTATGATTTAGAGTTGATATAATTGTTAATAGTCATTTCCGAATCAATCTCACGGCTACGTTGTACGGCATAGTCCTGGGTACCGATAGCATCTATCAGCCCCACTTTTAACGCCTCCCTATGATAGAACATCCGGCCACGGAGCAGCCCTTCAGTCTCCAACTTCAGGCAATTTCCCCGGTTCTTCTTGACGTTCTCCTGGAAGTCGCGGGCCAACGGGTCCAGTTCCTCATCACGGATGGAAGCATAATCCCCCTTCTTGGCTGCCTCGAAAGGAGCGTTCTTGTAATCAGAGAGGTTGGAATAGATGGTATGCACCTTGATGCCTGCACTCTCATAATACTTGGCATAATCCGGAAAACTCATCATCACACCTATACTGCCGAACTCGGCAGACACCTCATTGGCCGCAATGATTTCGTTGCAATAGGAAGCGGCATAATAAGCGGCAGAAGCGCAGAGGTCACAATGAGCCACCACTGCCTTGCCCTTGCCACGCGCATAAAGGATGGCATCGACCAGCGGTGCAATGGCATCCACTGCACCGCCACCGGAATCGATGTCACATAAAACAGAAGAAATATTCGAGGAATCAGCCGCCTCGCGGATGAGGTCGGCATACTCCATTGTACCATAGCTGCAATAGGTACCGTATTTAAGCAGGGTACCATGAACGGGAATAATAGCCGTACTGCCTTTGGGAGCGTCAGCATAACCACCGGAAAGCCTTGCCGTTCGACCGCCCGCTGCCGCAATCATCAACGGAACCGGTTCTCTGTCGGCAAGTATCCTATTATCCTGGTTGTCTATGCCATGCTCCAACAGTCTGTTTACAAGCAACAAGTTCGATTCCACCTCGCGGAAGGAAACGAACCATTTGCCCCGGCAGACTGCACTATATAAGTTTGAAAATGCCATTATCTTTTGTACCTTTTAATCCGATACAAAGGTACGATGGCACCAACTGCTTAAAAGGACTTCAATATTTTGGCCGGCTCAGGGCTGCTGCGCTTGAAAGAGAGGGCAAAGGCTGCCGGAGAACCAGATTCCTGAAGCGTCACCACTACCGGGAACTGGTCGGTTCCCACCACCCTTTCGGTACCATTGGTGAATTTCAAGCGGACCAGTCCCTCCCGGCAAAGCAAATCACGCAGCGAATTGGAAAATAAGGCTCCCGTATCAGTAACCACCGCTTTCAGCTCCTGCTCCGTCAATTCCCCGGCAACATTCTTTTCCTTGAACTCCCCGGAAGAGACCGGAATCGGCGTCCATTCTCCTGAAACCTGAATCGTTTCCACACCCGGCATATTTCTGACCACCGAGGCCGCAACCGGAATAAATCCCATGGCACATATTTGGGCACGTTTGTCACCGATATTCATTTCTTACTTATATTTTAAGAGTTATTTATCTGAAAATCTGTTTTTTACTTAATAATTAATCTGCTAAAAAATGTCAAGGGAACAACGACAATTGAATATCCCTATTCACCTCCTTGACCATCCGCTGCCTATTACGGTAGTCGAACTTCTTGACAGCATCGTAATTGATGGCATTGTTCTTGATATTGTATGCCATCAGGAATGCCCGGATAATCCGGTCCTGCTTATACCCCTTCTCATAGCCGGCAACAAAGTATTCCCGAACACGTATGCGGAAAGAGGCTTCAATATAGCTCTGGAGCATACGCTGTTTCCATTCCGGTATATAGATGAAGTTCTCCTGCAGAATAAAATGGTTCCACTCCTGGATAGGAAGATACAACGTTATCGGATGCTCCTTGATAGCCTGCTTGGGCGATCTGTCCGTAACAGTGACCATGGCCTGAATGAACTTGCCAATATCATTGGCAGCAGTCACATTCACACCTTCATCAGTAGGCCTGCATCCGAATTCATGGTATAGGTAATCGTGAAGGTAGGGTTGGAGTTCAATTATTACATTAGGTTTCATAGCTCAAGTCATTTATTAATAAGCAAATATAGTGAACTTTTTATCGAAACTGATTGGTTCCGTCAGAAAAATAGTTCCCCAATTTACAGGCACATTTTGCCTTCCACATCTTCTACAACTTCTACAAACCGTTTAACATCCTATATATCAACAATATAACTATTACAATATAGAAGAAAAAGTGTAGAAAAACCTTATACAAAGTGGCATTTTGTAGAAGAAAAGTAAAAAAGCAGCATTTTGTAGAAATTTGTAGAAGCTTGTAGAACATCTTTTTATAACATAAAACACTGATTCATAAAGATGTAGAAAGTGTAGAAAGTGTAGAAGCATTTTTTGCCCCAAAATAAAGCATCTTTTTTGTCTCAAAAAGGCAAGAAAAAAGCCCCTACCTTCACAGGCAAGAGCTTCCGCACAACTATGATAGACATTAAAATTTATATGGAGAAGTTTTGTCCTCCGGCGGTTTATTATCCCGCCCTTCTTCCTCTTCGTCAGGCATTCCCATATCAATGTTGAGATTGATATTATAGTTTGCCATCAGCTCCGTGTAATCGAAGCAGAGGGCCTGCTTGGTCACGCTGGTTTTCTTATAATATTTTTGTCCACCGGCCTCCAATTCTTTGGTTACTTCTACCCCCTTCAATATGTTCTTGAAACGGACGGAGTTTTGTACCCCCAGGTATTCTTTGGAGTTCTCCAAGTAGAAATTCAACGATTCAGTCGGTAAAGCGGTATCTCCCACCTGTTTGCTGAACTTCTTATACAGCATGAAGATGCGGTCTGTGCGCATACGCAGGATAGGGCGTGGCTGCTTAAAAGCGAGGTCCTTGACCTTGTTTGTCTTCAGCCCGGACAAATAATCAATGCGGAAATCCGACTCTAAGAATATTTCACCGTCCTGCTGCAAGTAACTGACCACATTCCAGAAGTTGGCCAGTTCGTTGTTGCTCTTGCATTCACAGTTCTGCCGGATGATGTCGCCCACACAGATGTTCAGCAGCTCCAGGTAAGTGAATGGCACGTCGAGCACCGCTTCAAGCGCACGGAAGGCGGCCAACGGAATGACCCAGTTCCGCTGGATGCGGTCTTCTATGCTCTCGCCTTTCAAGCGTTCATTCAAATCCCCCATACACTGGCGATAGGAGGACGTGAAATCCGTCTCCATTTTTGACCGGTAGCGCAACAGCTGCAAAGTAAGGTGCGACAGTCCTAAGTCGCGTATTGACTTGCATTGGTCAAATGCCTGTTTCTCAGACGTGGAGAATTCCGTTTTGGTGAAGGTCAGGTAAATCAACCTGGAAAATAGGGCGATGTCAATTGTCGGCATTTCTTGACCGGATAGGATGACACCGCAATCCACGCTCGTAATCTCCCGCTTCTTGTCCCGGTCCATGTTCATGCGGCTTCGGCCAGTTCCGTCCCACAAGCCTTTGAGGAACTCCCGTTTGTCAAGGTCGATGGAATTCTTGTACTCGTCAATATGCACCAGCGCATTGGCGCATTGTGCCACCGCATCTCCCAAGGCTGCAATAGTCGCATTCTGGATGTTTGGCGGATTATTATTGATGATGAAGAACGACATCAGGCTGTGACCGAGTTCTGATTTGCCGCTACCTTTCGGGCCGAACAGATTCAAGATGGGGAAGCTCTTGGTTTGCCCCGATATGATGTCCCTGAAAAGGGAGGCGATTAAGAAACAGATGCCCACCTTGGCATTGTCACCGAATACTTGTATCAGCTGTTCGCTGTAGGATCTTATGCTGACATTGTTGTAGGTCGTATGCACAAACCTGCGCTCGAACTGGAACAGCTTCACGTCATCACGGTAAATGGTGCTACAACCGGGCAGGTAGAAGTTGCCGCCCTTCAGCCGAACAATGCCGTATTCGTCCGCCTCATGCCACTCCGTATCAAAGCACCCATTGCCGAAAGCAAAGAACCCCTGCCGTTGCCAGCCAAGCTGTGTCACCTCAAGTGCAGTCTCGGTCTGTTCGTAAAGGAACATCTTCAGCTTTGTGAGTTCTTTTTCAGTGGCCAGCCAGATATAATTGCCGAGGCCTTCTACCTTTTGCTTGAACTTGGACAATGACACCAGGTCTTCTTGTTTCATCTCTATGATTTCCTCTTGCTTGTTTTGATTCTTGATTCGGTAGAGACGTTTGGGCAGGAGGGAATCTTTGATGTGGAATAGAGGCAACATGGTGAAATTGCTCCATTGCACAGCTTTCCCACTGTCCCCAGCCAATGCAAAGTAAGCATTGTATTCTTCATAGAAGCCATATTTTTGATAAAGGTCACGGTCTATCTTTTTGCTCTCATTAATGACTTGCTTGGCTTTATCAAGCTTCTTGGCCCGTTTAATGGCCGTTTGCCACAACTTCTTGTCATCATAGAATGACTGGAGCTGTTTGAGGTACATGGACTCTTTGACTTCGTCCTTCACCATGACCACCATGGAGCAGATGGTGCTGACAGCATCGCTTCGCTCTTCGGTGGTATTGATGTCTTGGAATATATATGAGGCATACCATGGAATGAAATCTACCTCTTTCAGTTCTTGAAACTTCTGAATGCTCGTACAGTAGGTATCCGGATCATTCTTGCTCTGCGCTTCCCCAAGTGGTATCTCTTTGACCGATACACCAAACCCACACTTCATCGCCTGCAATCCGTTACGCATCACGTTGCGAATGCCGGCACCCAGTTTCTCACCTTTATCTGGGTTGGGCGGGTCCGCATCCGGAAGGAAGCAAACTTTAGTGGCGTACTTCTTCAGTTGCTCCATCTGGCTTTCAGTCCAATCGCCTCCAAGAGGGGCAACAGCGTTGTTGACACGAATACGCTGAAGCTGCATCGCATCGGGTGCCCCTTCCACCAAATAGAATTTATCTTCTTTGGCAGCCTGGCGTATGGCCGTATCAATTCCAAAAATTGAATCACGTTTATGGTAGATTTCATTTTCAGCCGAATTGATATACTTGGCCACCTTCTCACCGGACATGTCACGTGCGGTAAAGCCTATAATCCGTCGAAAACGGTCGCGTATGGGAATAACTATGCGGTTACGGTAACCATCGAAAGTCCTAATCTCCGTCCCCCTTTCTTTAGCCTTTTCCTTGTTGTCCGATAGCAGCCCCATCTCCTTCATCAAGTTTATGGAAAGACCGGCCGATTGCGCGAAGTTCAACAAATCATCCCATTTGTCGGGCGCAAACCCAATGCCCGTCTCTTCGGCATACTCCAGCCCCCAGCGCCCCTTGACATATTCGGCGGCAGCCCTGTTGGCCGGGTCCAGCAGATTCTGGCGGAAATGCTCCGCGCACCGCTGGTTGATTACGAACATCGACTCGCGCTTCATGCGTGCCTGTTCCTGCTCGGGAGTCAGCCTCTCTTCCTCGACGGTTATGCCGTATTTCTTGCCGAGGTGCCTGACGGCCTCCGGATAGCTCATCGTCTCGCGCTCCATCAAGAAACCGACGGCGTTGCCGCCCTTACCACATCCGAAACAGTGCCAGGTGCCGCGTGCCGGGCTCACGAAGAAACTGGGGGTCTTCTCCTTATGGAAAGGGCAGCACGCCTGGTAATTTACTCCTTTCTTCTTCAGATCGACGTAACCGGATATTACATCCACAATATCAGCACGGTCTAAGATTTGTTCTATGATTCTTTCGTCTATCATTGTATATTATATTCGGGTACTACCTTCTAAGAATGACAGTACCTTGTTCTTCGATATAATAGCTGCATATATCATACAAGTCAAACTCACACAAGCATGAATACACGCATTTCATGAAAAGGCCATAGTTCTCCGGACTGACCTTTTCAAGTACCCGGAAAGATTCACCGGGCAGCATCTCGTACAGCTCGATGAATACTTTGTCATAGTATTCCGTCAACCTCTCCATTCCTACCTGTTCTATATAAGACTGAATCCAGGATCGACTATCGTCCGGAAGATATTGAAGCAAGTCCATGTTTTAAACATTGAAGGGTACAAAAGAATTGTTTTATAGGAGAGTTATCAAGGACGTTATCTGCTCCTACAGTTCCCGCGTTTCCTTCAGGCTCCCAATGAACAAGTTCATCAGTCTCGCATATAGTCCGGAAGCTTCCTTCAGATTATCCGGATTCTTGCCGGTAAGCTGCACCTTCATATTATCCTTGGAGTAGTCATGGCATATAGCCAAATGCAGCTCCCGGTTCCGGTCATCAACTACCGAGACCTTCACTTCCTCCACCACACTCCCCAGTTCTGAGGCATCCAACCACAAATATGACTTTTCATCTGTCTTCAGATGGCAATACCGATGAACTTTGCCACCTTTACGAATTAACTCCACTTCGACGATTGTCGCTACCTGATTGGTACGCAGGATGCGCACCTTCTGACCTTTTTTCATTGATATTTCTTTTTTATTCATTATTGATTTGTTTTAAAACCGAGACCAATAGCCTGCAATCTCTTTAAGGCTTGTTTCTCATAATCCTTTTTAGCTTTTTCGCTGATTTTATTTTCCCAGCAATCGACACAAAAAGGTCCATCGGGAGCATTGTAGCAGCCACCTTTTATCAGTTTTCCACATCTCTTGCATTGTAACTCATTATCCATTAGGCTCATATCTATTTTGTTACTCGTTAAATGACTACCATCACATTCCTTTTTATGATAAATATAGTATCCGTTATATAGTATGTGATTGCTTTCCTTTCAGCATCTCTCAGCAAGTCTTTTTTTAAGATTTGATAATAAGGGTTGGTACACTCTGCGTAAATATCTCATAGTCATATCATTTGCATTTTCCATTACTCAT